GATTTTTCTGAGGTAAAGACCTACCAAGAGTCCTTGGAGGTCGTGCATAACGCCGAGACGGCGTTTGCTGCGTTGCCTGCTGCCGTTAGGCAGGAGTGCAACAATGATCCAGCGGTCTTTTTGGACCGCGTACAAGACGCGGAGTGGGCTTTGAAGCACAAGCTTGCCCTTCCCGTCGAGATTTCGTCTTCTGAGCCAGCCAAGGGCATGCAGGAGGCCCCTAAAGGGGCCGCTGCGACCCAGTCTGGCGGCGAAGTTGCTGGGCAGCGCCCAGCAAAGTAGTCCGGTATTCCCGGTTGGTGTTGTAAAGTCGGAACAGTTAGCCCTCTTGTTGTAACTGTTCCGACTGACACCTTTTTAAACAAAAAGTGTCTGTTTAATAACTAGTGAGGTAACCATGAAGCGGTCAAAAATGTCCCAAAGGTCGAGTAAAAAGGTCTTCCGTCGCGGTGCTAAGGTGCATGCGAAGAATGCTCCTGCTGTCGTGATGCGCGGCGGTATTAGACTTTGAGGTTAGGAGGTCCGGCAGGGTAGTAGCCCGACAGACCTCCTCAAGGACATTCCTATATGGGTTGTTACAAGCCACTGCAAGCGTGGCGGCGTCCTGGTGCGCTCAAAGAGGGCGAACACCGTATCACCTTTTCCAAACACGATCCATGCATGAAGGCTTTCGAGCTTCCATGCGGACAGTGCATCGGGTGCCGTCTTGAGCGTTCACGTAGGTGGGCCGTGCGCATTATGCACGAGGCTCAGCTTCATCAAAAAAACTCGTTTCTTACATTGACATACTCAGATGAGTATGTTCCCAAAGATGGATCTTTAAAAGTTGAAGATTTTCAACTTTTCATGAAACGGCTTCGAAAAAGGAGTAGTAGTCCTTTGAGATTTTTTCATTGTGGAGAGTACGGTGAAACCACCTCTCGCCCTCACTATCACGCTTGTCTTTTTGGGGATGATTTCTCTACTGATCGCGTACTGTATAAAGTAACACCGCAAGGTGATCTTCTATACAACTCGCGGAGGTTATCCGAAGCATGGCCCGAGGGGCATGCTGTAATCGGAGATCTTACGTTTGAGTCTGCAGCTTATGTGGCCCGGTACTGTTTAAAGAAAGTAACGGGGCCAGAAGCTTCAGATCATTACGGAGAGCGAAAACCCGAGTATGTGACGATGTCACGTAGGCCGGGTATTGGCTCAGATTGGTTCGATCGTTTTAAGTCTGAAGTTTATCCTTCTGATTCAGTTGTCATGCGGGGCAGAGAGATGATGCCACCGCCTTTTTATGACAAACTTCTCGAGAAAACAGATCCTGGACTTTTTGAGTTGGTCAAAAAGTCCCGTCGCCGCGAGGCTGGTGATTTCTATGATTCTCCCGATAATTTTTCACGCCGTCTTTTGGATCGGGAAACGGTTAAGACAAAGACGGTTCAACAAACCCTGAAAAGGAGTATTTGATGGCTAGGTTGAAAGTTTTTGTCGTGTACGATTCTAAGGTTGGTGCTTACATGCAACCTTTTTTTTGTAGATCGATTGGCGAAGCGATGCGAAGCTGGGAGAATGTGTGTAACGACGGTAAGAGCATGATGTCCAGCCACCCTGCAGATTTTACTCTTTTCGAGGTGGCTGAATATGATGAACTTACCGGTCGTTTTGGTCAGTTCGACGCTTTGAAATCGCTAGGTACAGCTTTAGAAGTGAAACGCAAACCCGCTGAAACATTACCTCTAGAAGGTCTTCGTTCGGTTTAAGAAAGGATCAATATGTTCGGTAAACCTTTTGTTAATCCCACTCTTCGTACGTCGCAGCACTCTTTTGCTAGAGTGCCTAGCGCCGATATTCCTAGGTCTGCTTTCAATCGTTCTCATGGTTATAAGACAGCCTTTGATGCTGGCTATTTAGTTCCGGTGTACGTGGACGAGGCCTTGCCTGGTGATACGTTCAACTTGAGTATGACTACCTTTGCAAGGCTCGCCACTCCCATTACACCGATAATGGATAATCTTTATTGTGATGTATTTTTCTTCGCTGTTCCCTATCGGTTGGTTTGGAATAACTGGGAGAAGTTTAATGGTGCTCAAGATAATCCCGATGACAGCACTGATTATTTAATTCCCGAGATGACTTCAACTGCTGTAACGGGATATTCTGTAGGTTCCTTGCATGATTATTTGGGTCTTCCCATTGGGATTGCTGGTGTCGCTCATACATCTCTCTGGCATCGTGCTTACAATCTCATCTGGAATGAATGGTTTAGGGACCAAAACCTTCAGGATTCGGTTGTAGTTGATAAGGACGATGGCCCAGATTCTCCAACCGATTATGTTCTTCTTCGTCGTGGCAAACGCCATGACTATTTTACGTCTGCTCTGCCGTGGCCCCAGAAGGGACCGGCTGTAGAGCTTCCTTTAGGTACTTCTGCTCCGGTCGTGACTACTAACGATACTCCTCTTGCTCATTCTTCTTCTGCTACTACCGACCGGGCTTTAACTGTTAACACCACTGGTGGTTCTGTGTTCCTCCAGTCGTATTCTGGTACTACGAATGATTTTAAATGGGGTGCTACCACTGGCCTTCAGGCTGATCTTTCTGATGCTACTGCTGCTACTATCAATTCGCTTCGTGAGGCTTTTCAGATGCAGAAGCTTTTCGAGCGGGATGCGAGAGGTGGCACTCGTTATACTGAGATCATTCGTTCTCATTTTGGCGTCGTTTCTCCTGATGCTCGTCTCCAGCGTCCTGAGTATCTTGGCGGGGGGTCGACTATGATCAATGTGTCTCCTATTCCTCAAACTTCTTCTACTGATGCGACCACCCCTCAAGGTAACTTGGCTGCTATGGGTACGTTTTCCCATGGACGCGTTGGTTTTACGAAGTCTTTTACTGAGCATTGTCTTTTGATTGGTATGGTTTCCGCTCGTGCGGATTTGAATTATCAACAAGGGTTGAATAGGATGTTTTCTAGGTCAACCCGGTATGATTTCTACTGGCCTGCTTTGTCTCACCTTGGTGAGCAGAGCGTGCTTAACAAAGAGATTTATTGCCAGGGTGATGGCAATGACAACTCTGTGTTTGGTTATCAGGAACGGTATGCCGAGTATCGGTATAAGCCGTCCATGATAACCGGGATCTTCCGCTCCCAGGCTCCGGGATCCCTTGATATCTGGCATTTGGCTCAAGAGTTTTCTACTCTTCCGGTTTTAGGTGATACTTTCATCCAGGAGAATCCTCCCCTGGATCGTGTCATTGCAACGCCGGATGAACCCCACTTCCTTTTTGATGCTGCTATTCATTTGAAGTGTGCTCGGCCTATGCCCGTGTTTTCTGTCCCTGGTTTGATCGATCATTTCTGAGGTGGACTATGGCTTTTCCGATAATTCCTTTGCTTGCCGGTGGAGCTATCGCTAACATCGGCAGTTCTATTATCAACTCCGGTGCTCAAGCTGCTGCTCAGCAAGGCGCTAACGAGATGAATCTTCAGATCGCTCGTGAGACGAACGCTGAAAACGCTTCTCAGGTTCGTTACGCCAATGCTGAAAACAAGGCTCGTGCTGAGGAGCAGATGGCTTTTCAGGAAAGGATGTCCAACACAGCTTATCAGCGATCGATGTCCGATATGAAGGCAGCTGGTCTCAATCCTATGCTGGCCTACTCGCAAGGCGGGGCTTCGACCCCGTCCGGCGCAAACGTCCCCGCCGAACCAGCAAGGTTCGAGCGGGGCGCGCCGATGCTTTCCACCGGAGGTGGTGCATTGGCTGGGCTTGGCAAAGGTATTGGTGAGTCCTTTGGCAACGCTTTACAGGTGGCTACCTTGCAAAAGGAATTTGAGTCGAAAGATGCTCAAATTGCTGCTGCAAAGGCTAGCGCTATGTCTGCGCTGGCTTCAGCGCAGAATCAGCAAGCAACTGCTAAAGCTACTGAGGCGACCATGCCTCAGATCAAGGCTCGATCGTATTCTGCTATGTCAGAGGCCGAGGCTCAAAAGGCTACCGCTGATTTTAATAAAAAATCAGCTACGTTCGATGGTGTGGCCAATCGCATTTATCAGGCGATTGGCGGAGTTTTCGACGCCGTAAATATACGGCGTCTTCTTGAAGGTACCCGTGGGATGAAGCGGGATCAGATTATGCGTGAAGAACGCCATCTGAGACAGCAAGGCATCTACGGTACTGATTTGAAATAGGAGCTATATGAAATTCGCGACGAAGTTCGAGGGTACTAAGAAGAGTCCCGTGTCGTTTGAGGGGTGCCGCAAACGCACGAAGGACTCGTTTAAAGACGAATGTGACATTAACGTCATCATGAGGAAGTATAAGGCAACCGGTAAGTTGCCTAGTTTGGTCAAGAAAAACCCCCAGTATGGGGATTTTTCTGAGGTAAAGACCTACCAAGAGTCCTTGGAGGTCGTGCATAACGCCGAGACGGCGTTTGCTGCGTTGCCTGCTGCCGTTAGGCAGGAGTGCAACAATGATCCAGCGGTCTTTT